GACCATTTTACTCCGGAACAACACAGAATCAGGAATGAATGGCGTGCAAACAGAGCAAAAAAGGTAGCACCTGATAATATGGCAGCAGTACTTGATCAACTGAAGAATGCGTTCATTTCTCTGGCAGGGGGCGATATACATTGAAAAAGTAGATAAGAAAAAAGTAGTGTGTCCTTACTGTGGGCATCCGGTGAATGCAATGCAGACGGAAGATGCACATTGCAGGGGAATTTATTTCCGATGTAAAAATAAGGACTGTAAAAAGATTTTTGAGTTGAAGTTATAAGACGCTGTGCCGATGTGCCTGTCTTAGAAGGCAGGCTGGTTATGAGTGAAGCTACAAGCGTTGGACAGATCGGATTAGATCTGGTCGTAAATAAAAAGGACTTTAATAAGCAGATGAGCGGCATCCAGAGCCTGGCTACGAAAGTAGGTAAGAAACTGGCTGCCGCTTTTGCTGTAAAAAAGCTCGTAGATTTCAGTGAGAAGTGTATCGAACTGGGATCAGATCTGAGTGAAGTGCAAAATGTTGTGGATGTAACATTCCCGGCAATGTCGAAGCAGGTAGATAAATTTGCGCAGAATGCCGCAACTGCATTTGGACTGTCCGAGACGATGGCCAAGAGGTACACAGGAACCTTCGGTGCAATGGCCAAGGCTTTCGGATTCAGCGAGAAGCAGGCATACAATATGTCTACCACTCTGACAGGACTGGCGGGAGATGTGGCATCTTTTTATAACATATCTCAGGACGAAGCATATACAAAGCTGAAATCGGTATTCACTGGAGAAACAGAGAGCCTGAAAGATCTTGGTGTCGTCATGACACAGACGGCACTGGATGCCTACGCTATGGCCAACGGCTACGGGAAGACCACTGCGGCTATGTCGGAGGCAGAAAAGGTAGCCCTACGGTATTCCTTTGTTCAGAGTAAACTGGCGACGGCATCTGGGGACTTTATGCGGACTTCTGATGGCTGGGCCAATCAGGTCAGAATCCTGAAGCTGCAGACTGAGTCTTTTATGGCGGCAATCGGTCAGGGGCTAATCAATGTCCTGACACCAGCTATCAAGGTTATCAATACCCTGATGGGGAAATTGGTACAGCTGGCGAATGTATTTAAAGCGTTTACAGATAAATTTGCCGGAAAGAAAGGTAATGATGTAGCCACAGGGATGGCGGCCGCGGAGGATGCGTCTGCCGGGATCAGTGATAATATTAATGCCGCAGGAAAAGCAGCTAAAAAGTTAGGCGGATTACTTCAGTCGGATGAACTGGATTTACTCTCCCAAAAGACAGATTCCTCTTCGGCATCCGGAGGATCTGCAGGAATAGATATCGCTGGTTTGCAGACTTCCACGCAGGAGGCTGAAGCCAGTGCGGATAAAATTTCGAAAAAACTCTCTGACGCATTCAAGATTCCCGGTGTCAAAAATTTTGCAGATCAGTTCAACAATGGTCTGAAAAAGATTGATTTCGGAAATCTGAAGGATAATTTTTCAAGAATCATGGCTCAGATGGATCCATTGGCCAAAACTACAGTCAGAAACATTGAGACAATCATGGATCCGCTGGGAGGATATCTCGGAAACAGAATCGGAAATAAGATTGCTGTTACAGCCAAAGCGGTAGACCTGGGGCTGGATGGAATTGCAAGCTATCTGGAGCGCAACAGGAAAAAGATAGAATCCTGGAGCAGTGATGTAAGCCAGTCTATTGCGAACGGATTTACTAATCTTACGGATATCAATGAGCAGATATACAATAATCTGCTCGGGGCACTGGATAAAGCAGGACCTGATATTGTAAACGGAATCAATGATATTCTGACAGGCTGTACTGGATTTGGAATGTCACTGGGAACAATCTTCGCAGAAGGGTTTGAAATTTCCACAGAACACACATCCCAGTGGATGAAAGACAATCAGGAACTGATAGAAGGTACGCTCACGGATCTGTTTGATTTCGGTGTAGAATGTGCTTCGCTGGTAGGAGAGATTGTGGGAGGACTTGGTAGTTCTCTTACGGACTGGTGGGAGTCTCAGGGAAGCAGTACTTTTGGAAATATTGTAGATGCCTGGAATGATATCAAGAAAACGGTTTTAGAACTGTGGAATGATATTGCGATGCCGGTACTGAATCATGCCAAGGAAGCGTTACAGGAACTATGGGAAGAAAATCTCAGACCACTATGGGACAACATTCTTGATCTGATCAGCTCAGTAGGTGATTTCCTTGCAGCCGCGTGGAGTACCGTAATCAAACCAATTATCGGGTATCTGGCACCGACAATCAAGCAGGTGGCAGACATTGTGATAAACATCATGAGTACCGTATTCGCAACCGTGTCAGACATTATATCTGGAGCCATGAAAATACTGGGAGGACTGTTGGACTTCCTCACCGGAGTGTTTACAGGCAACTGGAAAAAGGCATGGGAAGGCTTGCTGAAAATACTGGACGGCATTTGGCAGCAAATCTGGGGAGTGATTAAGGGAGCATGCAACCTGATCATTGACGGTGTGAATGCCATGATTTCACTGATATATTCTACACTGCGCAATGTGGTAAATGGAATCGGAAGCGTTGCAAAGAAGGCAGGAGATCTGGTTGGAAAAGACTGGGGCTTCGAAATGCCGAGTGATCCACCGCAGATACCTAAATTGTGGAATGGTGGATATGTCAAGGCTAATACGCCACAGCTTGCTATGATCGGTGATAATAGGCATCAGGGAGAAATTGTATCACCGGAAGATAAGTTACAGAAAATGGCATTAAGCGCAGCACAGGCAGCAGCGGGATCGGGAGGATCCATATCTGCGGAAAAGCTGGATAAGATCATTACATTGCTGGAGACTATCATCAGAATATTGGCGTCAGGCAATACGATAGAAATCAATGGCGTAAAATTTGCGGAACTACTGAAAAAGATAAACAGGGAGTACTTTAAGGCAACTGGAAATTACCTGTTGCTGGATGTATAAGGAGACAGCAGGATGGCATTTCAGGCATGGTTATTAAAAGTGGGAGATACTGATATTTCAAAGTATGTAGATATTGAGACCTATAAGGTGAGTCCGGATCAGCGTGCAGATCTGGACTCTGACAGAAATGGTTTGAATATTTTATACCGGGAAGTTGCAGATCATTATACAACAAAAATTGAGTTCAATACGATTCCACTGGAAGCATGGGAAATGACAGAATTTCTACAAGCAATGGAAAAAGCGTACATAAAGGAGAAGGAAAGAAAGGTTATTGTAACTTATTTCGATGTAAATACCGGAGGATATAAATCGGGAGAAATGTATGTACCAAATTATACAGTAGAGACAAAAAGTTGGAATGGTATGGAATTATGGTATAAGCCATTACGTGTTGCGTTCCAGGAGTATTAAGAGGGAATGATAGATTATAAATATAAAGATTTTTATAATGATACATCTGTATCCAAAAGAATGCAGATACAATGTAGTGACGGGAGTGTACTGAATGAAGATGACTGGAAAGGTGAAAGCGCAGAGCTTACCGAGAGACTATGCTCAGAAAGTGAACTAAGTTTTGGCAGGTGTGAGGCGAGTACTTTTAAACTGAGAGTCAGGGAACGAATAGTACCTCTTGCCGGAAAAAAGATAACCGTATCCGTAACATTGGAAGGAGCCGAAGAGGCTCCTTTTATGATGGGAGTTTATAAAGTAGATTCTGATGTACCTACAGCAGATAGAAGATATAGGGATATTGTAGCCTACGATGCTATGTATGACATTCTTAATGCTGAGACCTCTAAATGGTATAACGGCCTGACATTTCCAATGACGCTTAGACAGTTCAGAGATAGCTTTTGTGTTTATGTCGGTGTGGAACAAGAAGAAATCACACTGGTCAACGATGATATGGTGGTAGAAAAAACTATCGATCCGGGAGAGCTCCCGGGGAAAACGGTTATTGAATCCATCTGCGAGATTAACGGATGTTTTGGGCACATCGGTAGAAATGGAAAACTGCAGTATGTGGTGCTGGAACAGATGATCGAGGGTCTGTACCCCGCAGATGATCTGTATCCGGCAGATGACCTTTACCCTGCGAATCCGGTGGGGACCACGGAGGTATCCAAAAGTAATTACATCTCCTGCCAGTATGAGGACTTTGTTTGTCAGCATATTACTAAGCTGCAGATCCGCCAGGAAGAAAATGATATCGGGGCAATCTCCGGTACCGGGAATAACGGTTATATTATCGAGGATAATTTTTTAGTATACGGCAAGTCTGCGACGGATTTGCAAACGATAGCTGACAGAGTCCTTAGGGTAATCGGTGTCGTATGGTACCGACCAGCACAGGTAGAAGCCCGAGGTAATCCCTGCTTGGAGGTAGGGGATGGCATCTTGTTGCACACGACTCGGGAGACCATTTATACCTATATCCTGCAGCGCACATTAAAAGGCATACAGGCACTTCGTGACAGCTATACGGCGGAGGGCGAGGAGTACAGGACCGGACAGGTTAATGGACTGCAGAAGCAGATTATCCAGTTAAAGGGAAAAACCAACACACTGACTAGGACGGTGGATGAAACTCGTCTGGAAATGAAAGATATCAACCAGAACTTGTCCACGCAGATCAGCATTAATGCACAGCAGATTCTAACCAAGGTATCCAAGGACAATATCGTTTCAGAGATCAATCAGACTGCGGAAAGCATCAAAATTAAGGCCGAGAGGATAGATCTGGTCGGTATCGTAAATGCAGATGAGATGGTAGTCAAGTATGCGACTATCGATACCCTGAATGTGACAAAACTGGAATTGAACAACCTGATTGCCACCAAGGCAACCATTGACTCTCTGAATGCCGTCAGTGGCCGCGTGGGGAGCTTGGAAGTAGATCATGTGACAGTCTCTGATCTGAATGGTGTAAGCGCCCGTTTGGGAACGGTAGAAGCCAACTATATCAGTGCCGGAACCGTAAAGGCTAATTACATGGAAGTAGCCAACTGGACATCCTCCGGTGTAATTAAAGCGGACAGAATCAGCGCTGCGACTATCGTAAATAAGCTATCAAGCGTTGATCTGGTCAGCGTAAGAGCAATGGGTGTCAGCGGGTACATGAATTATAAAGGTACAGTAGTTGCGTGGAGAACAAAAACCATTAGTGGGACTGTTATAACTTATTTGGGACCGGAGGATTAAGAATGAGCAATTTAGAAATCAGGGAATTTAGTCAGGCAATTATAAACTTTGTGGATAGTTCCGGGTTGCCGGAGGAGGTCAAGCGTATGGCTCTGCAGGAGGTGCTGACACGTCAGGAGCAGAAAGCCAGGGATGCATTACTGGCGGAGATTGCGGCTCGGGATGCCGAGGAGCAGGAGGTGAAGCAGGATGCAGAAAGCGTATGACTGGGAAGAGAACTATTGGGAGAATAAGCCATCGACCAAGACGCCAGTAAATAAAACCAACTTGGACAAGCTAAGTAATGCGACTCGCACTATTGATGAGCGTGTGATTACTCTGGA